GAAAGAATCCCTGCGCTGGTGGTTAGCCAGCCCTACACCGATTAATCGGTGTAGATCCACTCGGACTTGATGCGTGAGGTCCGAGGTCTCCCAGCACGTTCTAAGTGATTCCTGTCGACGAAAGGCAGATCGCCGCGTTTAAGGAACCACTTCATGAGTGCTCCTCTCCCAGACAGAATATCATCTGGAAGGGTGTCTTTTACTACCGGAGCCTTGATCATAGGCCGATGGTAGCTAGGACAGGTCTTTTGAGCCTGAATAGGCTCGTGAGACCAGCGCCCAAGCGCCTGGCTCGTTCGAGGTACCTCGGGGAAATACGGAATCACCTTAGTGATGACCCCGTCAAGGTACGCAACTGATCTCTCCATACCTCTATCAAAGAGGTGGTTTCGGAGGGCTACTGTTGCAACGAGTTCGGACACGTGCTGTTGGCGTGAGGTAGGGAACATCTGACGAACACGAACAAGTGAAATGTCGTGTCCGTCGTAATAATCCCCACCACATGACTCTCTGAACTTACCAGTCCAGAAAGACTTGTCTCGATTCACCTTAAGCCCAAACAGCTCAAGTGTTTCGATCACGCTCTGTGCCATATCCACAGGGACGATAATATCGTCTCCGAAGACGCGCACCCGATTCCGGAAACCTTTAACAAGGCCCGGGGTCATGGTTGTGCTGAGCGCCTTCTCAATGCCAAGGAAAACAAGGGTCGTAAAAACGATACCCTCCATGGCAAAGGTTAGCGCTGAACCCATGGAAGCGAACTTGGCCAGGCGAATTTCACCATGGCCTTGCACATCAGCCTTCCGCGATCTACAAGCATCGACAGCCTCAAACAAATGAGGCCACGGCGCAAGCAGGGCACGTACCTGCTGATTCGAGACACGATCGGATGCCTCACTCAAATCGAGTGTGGCTAGGGTTCCATCTCTGGAACCTTGGCGAGCCAGGACCATGTTAGGAGTCCTATCCAGCCATCCGAGAATACACCGCAAGAGATCATCCTTGTGAATGTATTCCGTCACCGCTTCAAGAATCGCCTGTTGCGAGTATTGCATGCAACAGGGTTCAATTGCGATGATACGAGGTGCCTTGAGCGTCTTGGGGACTGTAATAACCCTAACGGGTCGTTCATCCCCGGGTTCGAGAATCTGCACGTCCTGGAAGGATTGATTCCAACCAGGATTGGGAAAGAGAAAGTCCCCCAAAGGGAACACTCGATCCAGCCGCTCCGTCCACTCACTAAGTGAGTATTTGGAGTTAGAGCTCAGCTTTTCAGCTGTAGCCCCCGGCCCATGTTTCGGAGTGAGCTCATAGTTATAGATCTGACGATCTATTTCCGTGAACAAACCCCGGAACAGCATCCTGCCAACGCGAACGAAGTCATCCAATGAATCGGATGGCAACGCAGCATCGGAGGCGCGCAGATCCTGCTCACACTCAACAAACGCCCGAAATGCAGCATTGATCCGTGCATCACTGCAAGGGATCTCAATCTTGGCCCACATCGAGGTAAACTGATGTAGGGCCTTGATAGACTGCACACAGGGCTCGCTGAGCAGCAAACCAGTTTCGCGACAGAACACACGCTCAAGGAAACCTCCGAGAAAACGGGGGAGCCCCCGACTCCGCTGGAAACCAGCGAAGTCGTCGTGAGCTACGAAGCCACGGTCAAGACCTTTTTGGAGGTCCTTTCCGAACTTCGCAAGGGTTATCCCTAGAAAAGATAGCCCCTCATGTTCTGTTCGAATCGCGACAGTTTTAGCGTCGCGAGTGGTGCTGACACTGCATCGGTCCCCCAAATCTTGGAGGACCAGTTGCGAGAATGCGATCAGGCTTTTCACCAAGGCTCCTAACGGGGCTCGTGGATCCGTAGCCATGTTCGAATTCAGAACCGACCCCGACTCTTCTTGCGTTGAGTCGAAATCCAGAGCGGTCGAACTAAGCTGTCAAGGAACACCCATAGGGCGTATCCGAGTAGGCTCAGTTCTCCCCGCCAAGCAACTTAGCGACATTGCTGCCGCTAGTGTCCGTAAGCCACTTCGTCAGGCCAGCAACAACGGCCTGTGCTTCCGCCACCGTGTATCCCACTGGGGGCACGTCGACAACGACGTACGCCGTCATGGAATACTTGGTGTTGGCGGAAGTGAGGGGGTCTGCGGCAATCTTGGCGTGCTCAAGACGGACCGTCCTCCGGGCCCGCTTGCCAACGGCATGCGAGATCTTGAGGATGGCGGTACCATCCGGGGTATTGAACTGCCCCGAGGTGACACCGCTGCTGGTACGCGGAAGCGAACTAGCAGTCCCATTGAGAGTAATGGACTGAGGGTCGTTGAACATGGCATGCATCCTTCGACTTGTCGTCTCACGACGATACTGGAGGTAGTGCAGAACACACCGGATGGTGCGTCCGAAGGCGATGTTGCTTTGTCAGAACAACACCTGAGGCGCTCTAGTTAAGCCCAGAGCACCGAGAATGGCCCACTGCTTGGTACTTAAACCATCGAGCAGAGTGCCAAACCCATATGGGGTCGCTCGAACTCGTTCTTTACTCTCAATTTCGAGAGTGTTCGAGATCGGGCCCGTCTTAGCGCCAGACATATCGGCGCCAGTCGGCAGCGAATAAACTGCGCGGTACTTCACATGATTCATGAGGTACCCGTATCGCAGGACCAAGCCATCGGAACCAAGGTAACTAGCATTGGCAATAATACCGCCAATGTCAGTAAACCAGTCCAATAGCCAGGACCATGGGGTCAAATTGTAAATGGTATCCCAAGTAATGCGGGTACCCAGGAGCAAGTTAGCCTCCTGCTCATAGCGCTGGAACCTACCAATCAGACTAGTATCGTCTGAAAGGTGATAGGTATAGGCGCCAGAGAACCAAGTCCGAATGGACCAAGTCTCAGTGAGATTTACAGACCCTGCAGACACCGACATATTGTCCCAACCGAAAAGACGGTTTTGCCCGTTTGAGGGCAGGGCAATATTCGAGGTAGCCTGAACCTTTTTAACGGGTTCAAGCGACCTTCGTCTGCGGACGTTTCTCCCGCTGTCACGCTGATACTGCTGCACCGTTTTACTGGTGTGTTTGATAGCAGACATCAGTGCCTTGAAATCGCTGATCGTAGGGGCTACGCCAAACACGTAGTTCAGGAACTCTCCACCAATCTCTTGGTGGGCGGTCCCCGGACGCGCGTGAAGCAACCCCATACCAACGATCTTCGGGAAATCAATTAAGATTTCCAAAAGGGCTTGTGACAGTGACGCTGGTGACTTAGTTGGAAGGGTCTGTGCTATAAGCATATTCCCTAACCTGTTAGCCTCTGAAGCACTAAGCTTCATTGACTGCGGGTCCTTCCAAGCCACACCTCCTCCTCCATAGCTGACATTCTGGGGTACATTCAAAAGAATTGGCCCCTTCTGTCGATAGCTAAAGGAAGAAGAGCGAGGATCTACCCATGTCATATCCCATTCAGGATGTGAAACACGTAGCGAATTCTTCACAGTGAAGAACTCGTGCCCGTTGTCATAACGCGGATTGGGTTCTGTGAAACCATTTCTGGTTACATCAGTAAACTCATCCGCCTCTGCAGCGAGCAAATCCTCAGGCGAACGCCAAAGCTTAGGCTCAGTCCGATAGGACGTAGTGGCCTGCCGCGGCGTGGACAGATTACTAGAACCAAAGTAATCTGACTCCACGGAATCCAACACTCCGCCAATATACCTCCACCTCGTTAGAGGTAGGATATTTGGTTTAAGAGTGCGGTTCCTCGTAGTGATTTGTCCCATGGTATCTCCATGTGGGTGTTCGGTCGTTGACTGCGACCGGGTGAAGGCGAATGCACTGCATTATCACATTCACCCTAGAACAGGAAACGATTTCTCGCCAGTGTCAAAACACCGGTGGGGCTCCTAAAGGAG